CCGACATCGCGCTGCGCGGCTCGGTGTGGAACGGCGCGCCGCCCGGCCTGAAGCCTTGGGACGCCGGCGTGTTCGAAGGACGGCGGCAAATGGCGGTGGAGATCCTTTTGATTTGCGGGTCGAAGGACGAGCTGTTCGACCTTGTCCCGCGTCCCTCGGAGGCGGAAGATGACGGACGGAATCGGTACGGCCGGCGCGGCTAGCGGCGCTGGCGCCGGACAGGGCGGCGGCGCGCAAGACGGCGGCGGCCAGCACGCCCCGTGGTACAGCGCGATTCAAGGACTGAGCGACGACGCGCGCAACTGGGTTGTCGGCAAGGGCTTCCAGGACCCGGCGAGCGCGCTCGCCTCGGCCGCCAGCGCCGAGAAACTGCTGCGCGAGCGCAACGTCATCCCGGCCCCCAATCTCGACAAGCTCGACGACTGGGAAGGCTGGACGACGCTGGGCTGGACGCCAAAGCGCGACGACTACAAGATCGCGCCGAAAGAGCTGCCGAAGGGCGTCGAGTACTCGAAAGCGATGGAGGCGAAGTTCCTCGATCTCGCGCATTCCCAGCGCATCCCGGCCAAGCGCGCCGAAGCGCTGCTCAACGGCATGCTCGACATGATGGTGGGCGAGCTCGACGCCGTCGGCGCCCGCGGCCTGAAGACGCTCGACGAAACCCGCACGGCGCTGCAAGGCGAGTGGGGCGACAAATACGAGAGCAATCTCGTGCGCGCGCAAGCGGCGGCGCGCGCCTTCGGCATCGAGCTCCAGGACGTCGCCCAGCTCAACAAGATCATGGGCGACGCGAAGCTGGTGAAGGCGTTCGCGCGGCTCGGCTCATTGCTCGACGAAGACACGCTGAAAGGCGGCGCCGCCAGCGGGCAATCGCGCGGCCAAGGCGGCCTCGACGCCGCGCGCGCCGAGCAGGAGCGCCTGCGCAACGATCCGGCGTTCGCCGCCCGCCTGCGCAAGGGCGACCGAGCGGCGATCGAGCAGTGGCAGGCGTTGAGCGACCGTATCGCGAAGGGATGAGCCATGGCGAAGAAAACAAAAGAAGCGCCGGCGGCCGGAGAAGCCGGCGAGCAGGGAGAGCTCCTTACCGCGACGGAGATCGCGGCGGCGGACGCGCTGATCGATTTCGAGCGCGCCGCGACGGCGCATCGGGCGGCGCGCCATGGCGTGGCGCAGCTCGGGCTCGCCGTTCCCTTGCTGGCCGAAGAGGAGGGAGCGACGCCGGCGCCGGTCTTGGCCGACGGCCTTCATCGCCTCGAGGGCTCCGACTGGACATTCAGGGTCCAAGACGGCCTCGCCGTCGCCGGCTACCACCGCCAGGCGCACTATTGGACGATCGACGGCGAACCCGAGATCCGCCATCCGCGCAGGTCGGGAACGTCTGACGAACGGCCGGCGGCCTAAGCTCCGCGCCAACGGACGGGGAGGGCGGCGCCCTCCCTCGCACCGGCCGCCACCCGGCCTCGTCCCGCCGGCCCGCCTGCAAGCTGTCAAGTCAGCCGCCGAACGCGGGCGCTAAACGGCAGGCCTCGCCCTTCGCGCTTCAGGCGCGGACGCCACCCTGGCCGACCCCTTCAGCCCTTTCCCTGGAGCCGGCCAATGAGCTATCCGGATATCTACGGCCCGATCGACGCGGTCTATCAGCAACGTTATGCGGACAACGTCCGCCTGCAAGTCCAGCTCACGCGCGACCCGTTCGACGGCGCGTACGAGATCATCCCCAACGCGCGCGGCCGCGAAATTCAGGCGGTCGATCTCGTCGGCAAGTCTGAATGCCTGTTCGACCAGCCCGACGACGCGCCGACCCCCAACATCCCGCCCTCGCACGAGGGCATCTACGCCCAGCCGCGGAAGATGAACTGGGGGCGTCTGATCAAACGCGGCGACGAGATCAAGGCCGCCGTCGATTTCCAATCGATCTACGTCCGCGAAGGCGCGGCGGCGCTGGTGCGCGGCAAAGCCAAGCTGCTCGCGGCGGCGCTGGTCGGCCCGCGCCTGATCCGCAACGACAACACCGGCGCGATCAACTCCGTGCCCTACGACCAGACCAATCGCGTCATCGCCAACAACTATCAGTACGGCGGCGGCGGCGCGACCGCCGGCCTGACGGTCCAGAAATGGATCAAGGCGATGGAGATGCTTGGCAAGACCGACCTCGACGTCGACACCGAAGACCTCACCGCCGCGATGACGATGAAGGAAAACACCGACCTGTATAACCAACTGCAGGTCACCAACATGTTGTACGTCAACCGCGCGCAGTTCGAGGAGAAGACCGTCAAAGTCTTCATGGGCGTGCGGATCAAGATCTATAACTACCTGCCGATGGATCCGACCGGGGCCTATCGCCAGATCCCGATGTGGGCGCGAAGCGGGCTTCACTGGGGCGACTTCGAGCCGCTGGCGACCTTCCTCGAGCGCAACCCGTCGCTCAACTTCCAGCCGCACGCGTACCTGGAGCAGTGGGGCGGCGCGACGCGCTCGGAAGACGAGAAGGTCGTGCTGATCAACTGCGACCCGACCGTCCAGTAAGCCGAGGCCGGGGACGGCGCGCCGCCCCCGCCGTTCCCCCCATCTTCAACCCGCGAGGCCGCCATGGGCGTCGTCACCCGCTACACCGCCGGGTTTCCCAACCCGAACAACGTCTCCGCCTATTCCTGCGTCTCCCACGAGCGCATCTCGACCCTGCGCTCCAGCTTCTTCAACATCGCCGTCGCCAGCGGCGACGCGGTCGGCTCGATGTACTATCTCGCGCGCCTGCCGAGCTTCGCCATGCTGAAGCCCGGTCTGTCGACCTTGGTGTCCACCGGAATCGCCGGCCTGACCGGCCTGTCGATCGGCCTGACCAACGAAGCCGGCACGCAAAGCGACGCGGCGTTGATGGCCGCCGCCGACGTCCACGCCGCCGGTTCGTTCAACCCGTTCGCGGCGATCTCCGGCGCGAACCTGGTGCAGCGCCTGTGGCAGGTCCTCGGCCTTGCGGCCGATCCGCACGCCGACCTCGACATCTACGCCAAGATCACCGCCGGCCCGGCGACCGGCGCCGGAACGCTGATCGGCGATCTGGTGTGGTCGCAGCCCGGCCTGTGAGGGCGCCGCCATGACGACGCCGCGCGGCCTGACGGAGACCGACCGGGCGAACGGCGCGCTCGCCGAAATCGGCGAGCCGCCGATCGCCGCCTTGAGCGATCCCGGCCGCGCGGCGGCGCGCCATTGCAACCGCTTCTTCGCCGGCGTGCGCGACGAGCTGTTGCGCGAAGCGCCGTGGCAGTTCGCCAAGAACTACGTCACGCCGGCGGCGCAGCCGACGGCGCCGTCGCCGCGCTGGCTCTATCGCTACCTCATGCCCGCCGACTGCGTGAACATCGTCTGCGTCATGCATCGCCAGAACGCCGAATGGGAGCAGAATTCCAGCGGCGACGACGCGACGGTGGCGATCTGCCTCGACACCAATCTGGTCGCGCCCAACGTCTGGTACACCCGGCGGATCGTCAACCCGGCGCAGTGGGACGCGCTGTTCTGCGAGCTGTTCGACATCAGCCTCGCCGCGAAGATCAACCCCCTGATCGGCCGCGACAAGTCGAAGACCGCCGAGCTGCTGCAACGGCGCAGGGACAAGCTCGAAGAGACCAAGGCGCGCGACGCGCAGAGCGCTTCGGCCGAACGCCAGCGCAAGGACGTCAACTGGATCCTCGCGCGCTACGGCGTGCCGATGGGCCTGCCGCCGATCGTCGGGCCGGCGGAGCGCGGCTAAATGGCCCAGCGCGTCACGCCAAGCAAGACCAACTTCACCGCCGGCGAGCTGAAGCCGAGCCTGCACGCGCGCGAGGACCTGTCGGTCTGGCAGAACGGCGCGAAGAAGGTCGAGAACATGATCCCGCTGCCCGAGGGAGGCGCGACGCGCCGCTCGGGCACCGCGCTGGTCGCGCCTCTGGTCGACCAGACGCGGCCCGGCCTGCTGATCCCGTTCAAGTTCTCGCGCACCGACGCGCGCGTGCTCTGCCTCAACGCCGGCGTGGCGCGCGTCATCGCCGCCGGCGCGTTGGTGATGTCGGGCGGCGCGCCTTACAGCTTCGCCCATCCCTGGACGGACGCGCAGCTTCCACAAGTCCGCTGGGGCGAGTCGGCCGGCGACATCTTTCTCGCCGACGGACTGACCTATCCGCGCCAGCTCGCGCGGCTCGCCGACGCCAACTGGTCGCTGACCACTTACGCCAGCGTCGACGGCCCGACGCTGACGCAGAACCTCGACTCCACCAAGACGATCGGGGTCTCGGGCAATTCCGGCTCGATCGCGCTCACCGCGAATTTCGCCGCTTTCCAAGCCGGCCACGTCGGCTCGACCTGGCGGCTCGACGAGAGCGACCTGTCGCTGATCCCCTACTGGACCGCCGACGAGAGCGTCCCTTGCGTCGCCAGCGCCGGGGCGGCGGTTCCGGGGACGAACTATCGCCGCTACCAGGGCAACGTCTATTGCGCCCTTGGGCCGGGGTCGGCGACGGCGGAAGGACCGCCATATACGGCAGGGACTTATTCCGCCGGCGTCAACGCGCCGACCAACACCTCGGGAACGTCGCAAAGCGCGCCGGGCTGCGTCGCCTGGCAGTTCATGTACGCGGGCTACAGCTTCGTCCGGATCACGGCGGTGACCGATTCCGAGCACGCGACCGCGACGGTGCTCGGCGATCCGCGCATGGGATATTCCGTGCTGCCCGATTCGATCGTGACCAAGCCGACTTATCGCTGGTACGAGGGCGCGTGGTCGAGCGTGCAAAGCTTCCCGACCCAGATGGTGTTCGGCCAGCAGCGGCTGTGGTTCCTCGACGCCACGTCGAACTTCTGGGGCTCTTACCTCGGCGACTATTGGAGCTTCCTCACCGACTCGACCGCCAACTCCGCCATCACCGGCCAGGTGCTGTCGCTCGACGGGACGGTGCTGACGCCGCAATGGGCGGTCTCCTCGGGGTGGGTGGTGATCGGCTGCGCCGATTGCGAGCCGGTGATCCGCGGCAGCGGCGCCTACGACACGCTGACCACCAGCGACATCCAGGCGATCGTCGACAAAGGCCAGGGCTCGGCGCCGCAGATCGCCGCGATCGCCGACGCCGGCATCCTCAATATCGGCGTGTCGCGCAAGCGGCTGATGTACACCAAGATCGATCGGCTGATCGAAACCATCCGCACCGACGAGATCTCGACCACCGCCAACCATGTCCTCGCCGGCCTGGCGCAACGCGTCGTCTACCAGCACGATCCCTTCCGCGTCGCCTGGGGGTATAACGCCGACGGCGCGCTGTGGAGCGTCACCTTCCGGCCCGACCAGCAAGTGACCGGCTGGGCGCGCCATCCCATGCCCAACGCCTTCGTCGAGGACATGGCGGCGATCCCGTCGCCCGACGGGACGGCGATCGACGTCTACCTGATCGTGCGGCGCGTGTTCGGCGCGACGGTCTGCCGCTTCGTCGAACTGCTGCAGCCGTTCTTCAACGACGCGCAGGCCGAGGTCGCCGACGCGACCGGCGCGTGGCTCGTCGATTGCGCGGTTCCCTACGCCGGCGCGGCGACGACGACGCTCTCCGGGCTGCCGTTCCCCGACGGGACGGTCATGCGCGTCCTTTCCAACGGGCAATGGCTCGGCGACATCGCCTGCGCGGGCGGCGCGGTGGCGCTGCCGCGCGCGGTGACCTCGGCGGTGGTCGGGCTGCCGATGAAATCGAAGCTGCGCACGCTGCCGCTCGATCCGACCATTCCCGGCGCGACCTCGCGCGCCGAGATGAAACAGGCGACGCACGGCGTGGTCGATCTGATGAACACGTTCGGAGGCGCCGTCCACGTCGAGGCCTTCGACGAGGAGACCGGCCAGTGGCAGCGGGCCGAAGCGCCCGAGCGCCTGTTCGAGGGCGTCCCTTCGACCGCCGGCGCGCCGACGCCGCTCTACACTGGCCGCAAGAGCTTCAGCCTCGACGGCGTTCACGGGCGGCGCATCGAGCTCGAGATCGAGTTCGACAATCCCTATCCGGCGACGGTGCTCGGCCTGTCGCCCGACATCAACATCGCGGACGGCTGACATGTGCGTCGACCCGATGACGGCCGTCTCGATCGGCGGCGCAGGAATGGGCGCGGCGGGCTCGCTGATCGGCGGCTTCCAAAATTCCGACGCCTACAAGCTGCAGGCGAAGATCGCCCAAGCCAACGCGCAAACCGCGCTCGCCGAGGGGAGCGGGCAGGTCGCCCAGATCGGCCAGCGGGTGCAGCGCGCCATCGGCTCCCAGCGCGCCTATTATGCCGGCGGCAACCTCAACCTGGGAGGCGGCTCGCCGCTGCTGATGACGGCGATTTCGGCCCAGCAGGGCAACACCGATCAGCAGCTCACGCTGGCGCGCAGCCTCAACCAGGCGGCGGGACAGAATTTCGTCGCCGGCCAGGATCAGCTCCGCGCCGCCTCGTCGATGACCGCGGGCATCTTCGGCGCCGGCACGTCGCTGCTCTCCGGCCTGGCGCGCTGGAAGGGGCTCGGAGGGTTCGGCGTCGGCGCGCCGATGGACATCACCGGCACGGGCAGCGTCGCCGCCAATCCGTACCTCGCCTGGGGCGCGCCGAGCTACGGCGGCATGAGCCTCTACTGAGGGAGCGCCGATGGTCGAGCCTTATTTCGCCCAAGAGCCGGACGCCGGCCTGACGCCGCCGCCCTCGGCGCAGGCGCCGACCGAAGCGGCGCAAGCGCTGCAGCGCGCCGGCGGCGAGATGGACCTGCTCTCCTACCGCATGCAGATGGCGCGGCGGATGACGGTGATGTCGCAGGCCGAGACGGCGGCGCTGCAAGGGCTCGACGGCCTCGACGAGAAGTATCGCCACGACACCGATTACGCGACGATGGAGGACCGCTACAAACAGGACGCGGCGCAGCTCCAGGGCAATGTGCTGACGGCGGCGAAACAGCAGGGCCTCGATCCGATGTCGCTCGCCGAGCTGCAGGCGCGGGTGACGCGCTACGGCCTCGGCTATCAGAAGCAAATCTTCAACACGGCCTGGTCGGGGCAGGCCTCGACCACGGTCGCCTCGCTCGATCAGCAGGCGAGCGCGCTGCAGAACCGCTACTGGGCCGCCGGCTCGGACGCCGAGCGGGCGGCGATCTCCGCCGACTATCAGCGCAACGTCAACGACGCGGCGAGCGCCGGCTGGATCGCGCCCGAGGCGGCGCAAGCGCGCGTGCGGCTGTTCGACGACGGCGCGCAGCGCGGCCAGGCGATGCAGCTCATCGCCGCCGACCCGCAGGGCGCGAAGGCGGCGCTGGCCGACCCGGCGCGCTTTTCCGCGCTGACGCCCGAAACGCGCGCGGCGCTCGCCGCCCACGCGACCGCCGCCGGCGACGAGCAGGGGCTGTTGCAGGTCCAGCTCATGGGCCGCGCCAGCCCGGCCGCGGCGGCGGCGGCGGTCGGCCGGGTCAGCGATCCCGGCGTCGCCGAGGAGATCTACCGCCGCGGCGTCGCGCCGGACCAGGTCAGCGGCGACGCCAGCGCCGCGCGCGCCTATCTCGCGTCGCTGTCCGCCCACCCGGACCGCCCCGGCGACACCGCGAACCTCCATCCCGATTTCGCCCTGCGGCTCGCCGGCGCGGTGCAGGAAGCGCGCTCCGCGGGCTTGCCCGTGACGGTCCAATCGGCCTATCGCGCCGACGACGTCACGGGCAACGCCTACGACGCCGCCGGCCTGTCCCTGCACGGCAAAGGCGCCGCCGCCGATGTCGGCGGAATCGGCGCGGCGGGAAGCGCGCAGGCGCGGCAATGGGCCGAGATCGCCCAGCGCCACGGCTTGTTCAACCCCTACGGCGTCAACGACGCGGGCGAATTCAACCATTGGCAGCTCGTGCCGTGGACGCTCGACAAGCGGCCCGACGTGCAGGCCGGGATCGCCGCCGCCGGCGGCGACATGGCCAAGGTCTGGAACGCAGTGGCGCCCGTCTCCGGCGCCGCGCCGGGACGCGTCGGCGAATTCAAGGCCGCGCTCGGCCAGCTCGACGGCAGCGTCCCGGCGGCGATCGCCGAGCTTTCCGCCGGCCCCGACAAGGCGAAGGCGTGGCTCGGCGCGACGACCGCCAAGTACGGCCAGAATTTCACCCCCGATCAGTTCCTCAGCGTGGTCGACGACCCGAAGGCGCATGACGCCGTCGCCAGCGCCTATCAGCGCCTCGCCGCGCCGACCCAGGGCTTCGGCCTGTCGCCCGACGGCGCCTTGCGCGCGCAGCTTCACCTCGACAGCGAGGACAAGGCCTACGACGAGGCGCAGCGGCGCACTCTCGACCAGCTCGCGTCGTTGCAGCGCGCCAACGATCCGGTCACCGACAACCTGATGAGCGGCTACGCCGTCGACCCGACCCGGCTCGCCGATTATCGCGCGGGGCAGATGGCCGCCGCCGCGCAGGGCTCGGCCGAGGCGGCGCGCGAGGCGCGGCGGGTCGATTTCGCCGTCCAGGCCGCGCCGATGATGAAGGCGATGATGCAAACCGCGCCGTCCCAGCTCGAGGCGCTGGTGACGCAAGAACAGTCGCGGCTCGCCGCCTCGCCCGACGTCACTCAGGCCGATCGCGACCGGCTGGAGACGATGACCCGCGCGCTCGCCGGCGTGAAGGCCGGCGCGGCGTCGAACCCGGTCGGCCTGGCGGTGAGAGCGGGGCTGACGCCGGCGCCGACGCCGATCCCGGTCGGCCAGGTCGACGATCCCGTCTTCGCCCAGGCCATGCGCGAGCGCGACGACGTCGCCAAGCGCGCTTCCGCGCAATACGGCGCGCCGCTGATCCCGCTCCAGCCCGACGAGGCGCAGGGGCTGAAGACGCTATGGAGCCAGGGGACGCCGGCCTCCAAGGCCGACCTCGCCGCGCGCATCGCCGGCAATTGCTCGCCCGAGGTCGCCGAGGCGGCGATGCGCCAGATCGGCGGCGACGATCCGCTCGACCTCGCCGCCGGCCGCATCGCTGTGCGCGACCCGGCGCTCGGCCAGAAGGTGCTCGAAGGGGCGGCGTTGCTGAAAGAGCCCGGCGTCAAGCCGAAGGTCGACGACGTCCGCGCCGCGCTCGGCGCGACCCTCGGCGGCGAGCTCTATCCGTCGCCGACGGCGCAGGCGCAAGCGATCGACGCCGGCCTCGCCGTCTACGCCGCCGACCGCGCCGGCAATGGCGCGCTATTCAGCCCGACCGACCGCGACGGGCTGCGCGAGGCGATCACGAAAGTCACCGGGCCGATCGTCTCGATCAACGGCCGCCAGACGCCAATCACGCCCGGCCTGGCGCCGGCCGCGGTCACCCGCGTCATGGGCGCGCTCGCCGCCGACGACCTGAAGCCGTTCGGCGGCTTGCAAGCCGACCTCGATCCCGCCTTCGTCGGCTCGCACGCGCAGCTCATCCCCAAGGAGCTGGGCGGCTCGCTCTATGCGGTGCAGATCGGCGGACGGCCGGTGTTCACCGCCGACGCCAGGCCGCTGGTGGTCGACTTGAAGCAGATGGCGGCGCGCGGCCAGGCGCAGGGCGACGCCGACCAGGGCGCCTACGCCGAGATCTTCCGCAAGGGACCCGGCAAGTACCTGTGGGGCTCGACGATCGAGCCGCCCGCGGCTGACGACCCGCTGCGCAGCTACGGCTGGATGCGATGAGCGAGTGGGACGATTGGCTCGCGCAGCAGGCGGCGCAGGGGCCGGCGCGGGCGCCGGCGACGCTCGGCGAGGTCGTCGACGCCGACTGGGGCGCGGCCGGCTTGCAGACGCCGTTCGGCGTCCGGGCGCCGCGCGAAGAGGCGGCGGCGGAGCTTAACGACGCCTACCGGCGCGCGACCGGCGTCGCCGCGCCCGACGCCGCCGCCGCCGCCGGCTACGCGTGGCCGGAGGGCTTTCCCGACGCGCAGGCGGCGATCGTCCACACCCTGACCGCGGGGCTGCCCGACGCTGAGGCGCGCGAGGTCGCGCCCTACGCCGACGTCGACAAGCGCGCCGCCGAGAAGGCGCAGGCGATCGAGGCCCGCGCCGCCGACGTCGGCGCCCGCACTTATGGCCTCACCGGCAATGCGCTCGGCTGGACGACCGGCTTCGCCCGCACCTTGGTCGACCCGACCTCGATCCTCGGCGCCGCGGTCGGCGCGCCGGAAGCGGGGTTGCTGAAGAACTGGATCGTGCGCGAGGCGGCGGTCAACGCCGGCTTCGGCGCGGGCGTCCACGTCGCGGTCGCGCCGCAGCGCGAGGAGCTCGGGCTGCCCACCGACAGCCTCGCCGCCGACGTCGCGGCCTCGGCCGCCGGCGGCGTCGCCCTCGGCGGCCTGTTCCGCGCCGCCGGCTGGGCGCTCGGCCGCGTGTTCGACCGCAATCTTGGCGCGCGGCCGGGAAGCGATTCACGTGAAACAGCGCCGGAAGGCTGCGCGCCGGCCGCCGCGCCGCCGCCGCCGGAGGCGCGCGCCGCGGCGCAGACGGTCGAGCCGGAAGATTTTGGCGCGGCGGCGCGGTTCGTCGAGGACCGCGCCTTCATCGAAGCGGAAGGCGGCCCCAACGCCGCCGACCGCCTCGCGCTCGGCGGCGGGATCGACGCGGCGGCCGAAGCGGCCGACGCAGGCCAGCCGCTGGGCCTGATCGCCGACGCGCGCATGCTGGCGAGCTCGCGGCTGTTAATGCAGCGCCTCGAGGCGACGCGCGCGCCCGACGTCCCCTTCGCCGGCCCTGAGTTCGGCGACCAGATGAAGGCGCTGAACGATCGCGCCGCGGCCTTACAGGACGGTCTCGACCGCTTGCCTGCCGGCGATCCTGCGGCGGTCGATCGCCTCGCGCGGCTTCAGGGGGTCGAAAGCAGCCTCGCCCGCGCCGAAACGGCGGCCGAGCGGCGCGCGCTGTCCGAACGCCGCGACCAGATCCTGGTCGACACGGTGCCGGAAGCGCTGGCTGCGGCGGCCGCGCCGTTCGAACAACGTCGCGTGATGGCGGCGGAGCTGGCGTCGATACAGGCGCGGATGACTGAGCTGGGCAGTCCGCCTTGGACGCCGCGGCCTCTCAGCTCCTATCCGCTGCCCGAAGAGATCGCCCGT